TTGACTCCCTCAGCCTTTCATTTGGCCGCAACTGCTTTGTTTCTCCATCCACCTTTTGGAATGGCAAAAAACGTGTAATTGTTCAAATCCAAATATTTAGCCAAAACCGTTTGCAATCTGTGTTCGTGTTCGTTTCTCATTTTGCCTTTTGTTTAATTTGAACTAATCCACGATGTTCATCAAAGTAAATCATTTCAAAATCTTCAATAGGCTCAAATGTATCCATCATAAATGCCTGACTAAATTCAGAACGTTTGGCAATTGCTTGTTTTTTGCCACCATTCCTTTGTTTTCTGACCTGATTAATTGCAATACATACAATTGATCCAATCGTGATTAAAACTGCTGTTAGAATCAAATTCTTTTTCATATGTCGGTTATTGGTTTAGGTTTATATATTTTAAAATATGCACAATTACATCAACTGTCCATCCATTCCCTAGCATTTTGTAACGCTGTGAATCAGAAACGTGATTTGTATAGTTATCTTTTACTGTCTGGAGTCGCTCACATTCGATAGGGGTAAGTCTGCGGATTTTTGAATCAACATAAATAGATTTTCTTCCGCTGTCTGTATCTAGACAAGTCATTAATCCATTTGAATCATAAACTCTATTTTGTTGATAAGGTTGTTGGCCTCCGCTTTCTTTTGATGAATTAATTTGCTTAACTGTTCTAAGTTCTATTGCATTAGTGTTTCCAGTGTCTAAACAGTAAGTCTTGCCATCGATTCGAGTTAAATGCCCAGTTCCACCTTTTGAAGGATCTCCAGAAAGTGGCTGCATATTGTGAATTATATATTGCTGATCTCTGCCTCCCATTTTAAAATAATTAGCGTGAATAGTACAGCTACGTTTTGGATTTTCATTATCATCAACTATTTTATTTTTGTGTTTTGTAATAGTCGAAATCATTTTATCACTCAAAAAATACTTAGCATCCACCTCTTCTTCAAGAATATCCTTTAATAAAACTCCTTTATCTTTTGGCAATTGAATTGTCGTTTCCAAATCTCCAAATAATCCCTGAGGCTTTAATCCAATATTTGTCCAATATAAACGTTGCCGATTTTGAGCTGATAACAATGCTGAATTTATCATTATTGGTTTAATTCCAATTGCTTTACTCAAAACCTTTTCCCATTTTTCACCCATCATAACATTTTCAAGCAAAAAATATGTTGGTTTTGTTTCGTTCAATAAACGCATATATTCCCAGAATAAATACGATTGCCCCTCAAATTCAAATCCCTCTGCTTTTAACTCAAGATAATGCTCAAGCGTTAATATTTCTTGCTCATCCTTTGTGCTCATTCCTTTACGCTTACCGGCAAAGCTAAATGATTGACAAGGCGATCCGCCTATAAGTATATCAATCTTTGGCAAAGAATAACCATCCACATTCACAACTGAACCTAATTGAATGGTATTTGGAAAATTTGCCATTGTCACCTGAATTGCATATTTGTCAATTTCAGATGCAAAATATTGATTAACTTTTATTCCTGCTCTTTGCAATGCTTGCTGTCCACAGCTCATTCCATCAAATAATGATAATACATTCATAGTTTTTAATTTATTTGTCCGTTTTCATCCAATGTCATATCCATTTCGGCTAATTGATGGCAAAATAATTTGTATGCCTCACCTTTGCATTCTGCATTGAATAATTTGTCATCAGTAAATTTTGGCTTCAATCGTGTTTTGATTTGTTCACGATCCGCATCAGGGCAAACCCAAATTCCAAATTTTACTAAATAATCATACAAATGTGCCAATCCTTTTGGCCAATCAAATTTGCCACCTGTTGCATCTAATGATTTGATTTTAGCAACATATGCATTGACATTATAAATTGCCAAATCTTTCAATTCTGCATCAGATGGTACAGGCTTTTTTTCTTCTATTTCTGGCCTTTTCACTAATTTTGTTTCCTGCCTTGCATATTCAATGTATGCGTTCATTATCCGGCCAAAGTATTCACACGAAAAATTCTCATAACATTTACAATCAGTATTTAATTTTCCTGCAACTGCATATTCAAATGCTATGGCAATTTCCTCTGGTGTTTGGTTTCCATAATTTGACTTGATAAATGCAAGCAATACGTATTTTTCCTCATCTGTTGGCATATTTGCCCCACGTAATCCCACCATAAGCATTGCCATACGCAAAACCTGTTTTAAATCTTCCTCAGATCGTGTCCTGATGTTTTGTGTGCTTTGCGCCTTAATGATTGTATTTGCTGTTCCTCTAAAAATTTCTGAGGGCAGCCATTCTCGCTGCACTTGTACCAAGTTTTGTGTCTGATGATCCATTGTTGTTGAATTTATTTTTGTTAGCCATCCAAGTATTTATCCTCCTGCTAATATCAAAGAATTTTTCTGATTGCCATCTTTCTTTTCCTTTTTTATCTTTTTCTGTCCAATACGATAAAAAATTGTCAAATTCATTTTCAAGTTTAGAAACGTGTGGTGACAATAGGTCACTAAATACTATTTCATTTACTTTACTTTCATTTTCTTTTATTTCATTTACTTTACTTTCCTTTCCTTTGTTGAACGGTCGTTCAACGGTCGTTGAAATTCTCTTTTCTGCTGATGCTTTGCCCGCCATTTTGCGTTGCTCTTTCATCCTAAAATATGGCTCTAAATACACCAACATTTTAGGCGAAAAGAATTTTTGATCCACATCAACTTCAAAAAGTTCGTAATTGCAAATCGTTGTTCTAATCTTTGCCTCAGATACCCCAAATTCATCTGATAACAAATCCAAATCATCCATTGGGTACATCAAATCCTGTTGCTCACGTAATGTTTCCAACAACATAAAATAAATGCCGTATCCCTCAACTCCTAATTCCCTGCGCAACCTGCGGATTTTACGGTCGTGCCTCGCATTGCAGAAATGCGGAAAATAAAATGCCTCTTTATCCATTAGATTTTTAAAAAAATAAAGCCTGAATGCGTAGGAGTGCAAACAGGCTTTGTGGTTCTTAAACCCAATTAATCACCGGAAAACTCCTACCCTTTCCGCTGATTATATCACAAATATAATGTTTTAAACTATAATTGAATTTATTTCTTGTAATTTATTTAAATAGGCACTATTTGCCTCATTTATATTAGTAAATAATCCTAAATGCACTTTAATTTTATTTATCCTTATTTGCGCTCTATATTTATTTCCCAACAAATAAACACCAATCGGCAATCCATTTTTTTTTACATTTTTAAAATAAAATGATGTGTTTTCCCTGTGTGTAACTACTCGCAAATTATTAATATTATTATTTAATCTATTACCATCAATATGATCAACAACTCTAATTTTGCTATCAATATTATGATGTAAAAAAACAGATGTCAATATTTGATGAACATAAAATGACCTTGATTTTAAGTTTTGCAACTGCACTTTAATGCTGTAATATCCGTTTGTAGTTTTTAAACATTCAAAATTTATTTCACCACATTTTTGAATCCAAACTGCCTTTTTGGACTTATTCATCCAATCTTTAATTTTTCTCCTAAATTTTCCACATTCAGTACATTCAATGTTTGTTTCTAATCCATTATAAATAAATGGATGCCATATTAATTTTTCCATAAAAATAAAATAGCCATTACCAATTTGGCAGGCTCTGACCTCTACCGCATTAGCAATGGCATTTTAAATTTTTTGATTTCTTATTGTCAGAGCGAAATCGTAATGCAATTTAACAATTTATTTGACTTATATTATGTTGTTTAGGTTGAATTAATCCCAATTTTGTGTAATTACATTCTAATTCCTGTGCGATATGCGCCCAAACCTGATTGAACGTGTACCCCAATTCGTTTGTTTTATTTGTTTTTGTTTTCATTATAAATATTGATTAATGCACCTAATATCGTAAAAAACATTTGTGCAATGGCCCAATAAAATACTAAATCAATTTTTGTTTCTATGCTCATTTTTTCACGTATCTAATGATTGACATAATCGGAATCCCAATTAATCTGCGATCCGGATCAGGGTGTTTGAAAAACAAAGTCCGGTTTCCATCTGTCACGTGATCCAATGTGGATTTCAAAAATAAAACCTGATTCCCCAACCTGTATTCCAATTCATACACCGCACCGATTTCAATATCCCTGTGCTTTAAATTGGCCGTTGCAACCGAATAAATTGCCCGCAATTCTCCGTGCCGTGTTGTGTAACTATCTACAATTTTCCGCATTGCTAAAATGGAATTCACTGTTCATCAATTGGATTCACTTCACGTTGGATTGGCTGTGCCGATATAGGTGCGCCCGGATCATTTAAGATTTTCAACAACTTAAAATTCCCGATGATTGGCAATTTCAATCCTGCCTCACGTTCATCCTTCGTGGTGTTCTGCTTTACGAATCCATTGTTTTCGTATTGATCCGGTGTGTCTGTCAATACACCTGTGATGTCCAAATACTTTGCACCTGTCTTTTGACTTTCAAAGATGCGTGATTTGTCAATTTTTGAAAGGTCAATTTTAATGCTTACTAAACGTGCCATTTGATTTTTTATTTAGATTGTTTATTTAATAATTTTCTTGATTGTGGTGGTGGATGATTTTGATGGTGGGTAAAAATCAGCCAATTCGCCTGTTTCCTCATCCAATATAGAAACTTTTGATTTCAATGCCTTACAAAATGACTCAATTTCTTTTTGTTTGTCTTTTAGGCAATCAATTTCAAACTGCAATTTGCACCACGATTCGGTTTCTGAATAATCATATTTTACACCGCCCTCCATTTCTGAAAAGTCCACACCAAATGCTGATAATTTGCCATCCTTATTTTGGCGCAGATCAACAAATAAATGTTCTTTTAATAGTTTATCCATTTCGGCTGATAAATGCGTGAATTTCGCCAATTGTGCCGCCAATTTCACGGTGTTAATTGAATCTGCGTTGGCCATAAAGTTTTCGGCCAACTGCGTGATTTCTTTTTTGCTCAATTCTAGGATTTGGCCATCAACGGCCATTAATTCGTTTTTCATAGGTATGTATTTTAATTATTTAAATTTTCAATTAATATATCTGCAATTAAAATTGAATTTTTAACAAGATTCTCTATATGTAATTTATCATTAATTTGAATTTTATCATTTGATAATAAACCCTGTATTGCTTTGGATGCAAAATATTCCCTTTTGCTTAATCCTTTTTCAATATTTTTAATATATCTATTATTAGCTAAGTGATGCAATGTATCAACTTCATATTCAGAAGGAAAAGCATGGTTTTTATTAATATTTGCCATAATTTATTTGGTTGCTAATTCTTGTTTCCGGTGGTTGATCAATTGCTGAATCTCTTTATTTGCTTGTGCCTCCGCTGTTAATTTATCCCAAACGGCTTTCAAATCCTCTGTTGATTTGGCATTATGCACATCTAATATCAATTCTTTAAACTCATTATCAAATTGTGATGGTGCAGGCATTCCTGTTTTGGCCTGTGGCTTCGATTCCTGCGATTTGCCGTGATCATTTGTTGCATCTGAATCCTTTGTGTCATCGATGGCAAATAATCCGTTTAAAGCATATTTGCGTGCGTAACTAGATGCGGCCCCTGTAATCTGCGATCCATCCATTCCCTTTTTGGTTTCTTCTTCACGTGCCAATCCTATTGATTTGAATGTTCTTACACCATCAGTCAATTCAGCAACTGATTTGATATACCAACGGCCATCGGCACCAATTAAATCATCTGTCAATGTAATTGAAAATCCCATTGGATTAATTACCTTTTTGACTGCCTCCAAAATATCTTCGGCTGATCTGTAATGATATTTCCCAAATGAATTGAATTGCCCTTTGGGTGCTTTTAATTTTGCCTGTATTTCGGCCAATGGATTAATTTGTTTTTCCTGATTCATCATACATTTGTTTAGATATTCTATTGATTGCCTCCCACATTAGGGGATAATTTAATTTTCTTGAAATGGCCATCTGCACATTGTGCATTTCCCATTTGTCTTTTCGTGGTGGCAGAATCCCTCGTTTGTTCAAATCATCTGCTACCTTTTGGTGCAATTCACCGTGATTAATTTTTACCCTCATATTTTTTTTCTAACATTTCCTGCATTGATTCAAATTCCTCAATGCCTATTTCTTTTCCGCCATAATTGGCCATTTCATTCTGGATGTATTTGCCCAATTCATCTGTGTTGGCAAAATCTTTTGTCACGGTGTAATAACCGGAATTGTCTTTAAATGTGATTTTGTAGATCATTGCCGTAGTGATTAAATGTTGCCAACGATGTACATAAGTTTCACACAGATTGCCGCTGTTGTTAAAATGATTACCAAACCTGCAATGTCGTTTTTGTCAATTGTTTTTAATAAATTCCACATATTGTTGTTGTTTAAAATATGCCGGGAATCCGCCCGGCACGGTGTTAATTATTTATTTATTGCAATTATAAATGAACCACATGAATTTGAAACTTCAATGCCTTTCATTGTATCTGTTTCGTATGCTGAAAAATAATCTCTTGATGATCCAACAAACCACGCACCAATGATTCCTAATGTATTGCGTTTGTTCCATTCTCTGTCATCAGATTTTGCAATTGTAAATCCTCCATTTACAGATGCCACGCAATCTTGCATTCCATCAAAACTGCTTCTAACATTGATCAATAATTGACCTGAATTTTTGTTAATAAAACTTTTTACCGTAGATAATGTGATCTTTTTCATATTGTTATTGTTTTGTTGTTGTTGTTTGTTGATGTAAAATTACACTTTTATTTTGACTTTCAAACAATTTCAAACAAAAATAATCAAAAAAATATCAATTATTTATTTAACGGTCATAAAATATGTAAAAAATAGGTAAAAAATAGGTTACCTATTAAAAACCTATTAAAAAAATAGTGTAATAAAAAAAGGGCAAACCCATCGGATCTGCCCTTTCTAAACAACAACTGTATGAATCATTAAACCTTTACTACCAATGCAAAACTACACAATTTTTCCATCTTTTATCATTAGATTTTCAACCTTTGCCTTCCCATCGGTGATCATTACTAATGCAAACCCGTGATTGTGCTGTGCAAATGGATAGTATTTTGGTGATAATTGTGTCAAACATCCTGTGGAATACGTGTGGATGTATTGTTTAAAACCTGTCTTTTTAATGGTGTTTGTTGTTCTGTGAACGTGTCCAATCAACGTATTGCAGAACGTTTTATTGAACGTGCTTTGCGATGGATTCATTCCACCGGCCATCAATTCGTGACCGTGACACACCAACAAATCGCCCATTTCCATTCCCTGCCAATCAGGAACATATTTAATGTCCAATACATCCAATCTAAAAAATTGCTCAAATTGCATTTCGTGTAATTGGGCAAATTCCTCTGCTTGTTCGTTTAAATATCTTTGCCAACGATTTTCGTGATTACCCATTTTATAATAAATTGGTATTGCTGGAAATATATCACGCAGTTTTTGCAAAAAATTACGGCCCATTTCAATTTCACGTGGCAAATCCCTCAAATCTTTTTCTTTCTCGTGTCTGGACTGACTATACATATCAAAAATGTCGCCATTTAGATACAAACAATCAATGTTTTGATCCTTTAAATACTTAATGGCACACACAACGGCTTCAACTGAATGGAACGGAACGTGAATGTCCGATAATATGCCAATTTTCTTTAAATTATCAGGTAATCGTGCCGATGTGTATTCTTTACCAATTGATGGCTCAATTCCAAAATTATCAATTTCCTCCCACGTTAATGTTTCGATTTGTGCCTTTGGTAAATCAGCCAATGTCTTTTCAGCCCTTACACGTGATAAAATATTGTATCGGCTCATCATTTTTCGCATTTGCTTTGCATCTGCATACCCATACGTTTCGTGGTATTTTTCCGAAAAATGTTTCATTGATAATGGCGATGAAAAAAAATGATCCTTGATTTGATCGTGTTTTAAACCCATTTGTAGTTTTTTTTCAAAATTAGTCATTTAACTAATTAGCAAAACCGACAAATAAAACAAAAATGGCCGTAGATAATTCCACGACCATTCTGCATTCAACCTAATCAACATCCGATTCACCCATAGGATGAACGGATGCGCACTCCTAAACCTATGAAAAACAAAATTATTCCTGATATGAAACCCTATATGTGCTTTCAACATCCGTGTAATTATTTGGAATATGAAATTGACACGTGTAAAGATTTGATTTTAACTGCACCCGGATTGAATCAACAATGGCTGAATCTGTTTCTGTTAATGTCGGAAATTTGATCCATAATTTATGGGCCATAGTCATCACAGAAAAATCATCCATATTGTACAAATCCCCTTCATATTGCATTGAATATTGCCTGAAATCGTTTAATCTTTGTTGTGTGACAATCTGTTCCAAAAATAAACCATTCGCATCCTGCGCTCGTTTGAATGCGTTGTTGTCTGTAAATGCCCCTAAAAACACAACTGAATCCAAATCAGCCTGAACAACCCCTGTATGTTCTAAAACATCAGATGTCACAAATGTGCCTGATTGCTCCCGAATAAACCAAGCCTCTTTGTAAACGTTTTGATCCCTGTCAATATTTCTAACTGCACAATTATCCAAATACATCCCTGTGTATGATCCCGGTGCATCAATATATGGATATGAAAAACCCAATTGCATTGTGCCGGGTTCTGGTGCTGCACCTGTTGTGAATTTAAACGTTTCAAATCTACCTGCTCCAACAACTTGCGTTTCATTCCATAAAACTGATCCCGGTGATGTACCCCAAGTTTTATTCACATTACTCCAATATGTATAAACACCCGGTGAATATTCAATACGTAAAAACCACGGCAATCTGTTATCGCTTCCGCCTCTGTCAATGTTAACTGATATTAAAACCTGATATTGATTCCCTTTTATGGCTGATGCTGACCCTGTGCTTGACAATCTTACCGTGTAAACACCCAATGCACTTGTGCCTACGTATTTAAGTGATTTTCGACCGGCAAATGGAACAGGCACAAATTCCGTTGTCACTAATGTTGTTGTCCAATTCTCATAATCAAATTCAAACGATGCGTTCAAATTCAAATCATCCTGTTGCTGTGAAATATCAACAATTTCCTGATATTTTTTAACCGGCCTGCGTGGTGTTCTAAACAAATTTTGGCCAATTGGTTGCATATTTGTTGGCACAACTTTTAACATATTGGTTGTCACCGTTGATTGCTCAACCCCAGATGCATTGTAAATCCAATATTTTATGTTTTCTGTGCCTGCATTTAAAAACCCTTGTTTGGCTGTTAAAATACCCGATCCTGTGTATGTTCCTGCTTGTATTCCTGCGATGATTCGTTGATCACCATAAGATGAACAATTGACAATATACCACCGGCCAAATGATTGAAAAATACGGCAATTGAATCCAAGTAAAATTGAACGCAATGTCATTTTTGAATCATTAATGATGTATGAATTGTTGTAAAACCCAGATTTTTTGATTGTAATTTGATCAAATACATTTTTCCACGCTGTATCTGTTGAAATTCTTAAATCATTGCTGATGTAGATGTCATAACCCAATTGTAAATTGGCCAATGCATTCCACATAAATTTCCACAGGGTTTGATTATCAACCGTGACTGCCGGCATCCACGTATCATACCCATCTAATTGCCCCAAATTATCTGTGGCTGTGATTGACAATGAATATGGTGTGGAAACCAATGCCTGTGAATATAAATCGTTTACAACCCATCCTGACCAATATGTTTGCCACGATCCGGCCGATGCCTCGAAATACACCACCACTTTGTATTCACGTTCATCATACAGATAAAAATCATCATAGGTGACATCATCTGTCACCATTAAATTCAATGTGCATAATGATCCAATCAATGGCTCATATAAATCCTCCTCAGCCTTCCACTCTATTTCAACCGGCTCACCTGTTCCAATCATTGGTAAAACCTCACCGGTGTACCCATTTTTGAAAATCTCAACCTTTCGTTTGTTGCCTTTTATGTCGGCAAATTCCAAACGATATTTCACACCGTATGCCATAATTATCCAATTCTATTTCGTTGCTTTTCTGCTCTTGCTAATGCCACTACCAAATCCTGACCACGTAATACAAATTCACCTGTCATTGCTCCGCCTCCATTATTACCGGTATCCAACATATTTTGCAATTTGTTTAATGGTGCAATCACCTCTGGATTTGATTTTGCGCCCGGATATTCACCCATCAAACCCATTGTTGGGCCTGATACAATACCACCTGCCGCAAACTTTGGAATGGCTGCAAATGCTGCTAAAACTCCACCAACTGCCGTTGCAATAAATGCTGGCTGTGCAAATACGGCCAATGGCCCTGTTGCTGCCGCTGATTGTGATGCTGATGCAATTGATGATGCCATTGCTGATGCCTGATTCATAATGATTTGTTTTAAAATCATTGATCCTAAATCAACCAATGTGCGCAACATTACTTGTGCAAATCCTTCCAATCCTGTTGATGCCAATCCCATTGAATCAACAATAGATTGTCCTAATGCTCCAAATGCTTGCCCTGCTACATCAGCAACCATTTGACCAACGGCCATAATTTTTTCCATTTGTGCCGCAACATTTGCCGCTGCTGTGGCTGCATCTTCATCTGCAAATTTGGTAATAACTGCATTTACTTCATCAAATTTCTCAGTCATTGCGGCCAAATCTTCTTCATCGAATTTGGCTTGCATTGCTGCTCTATCTGATTGGTATTTTTCATCAATCGCTGTTGTACTTTGATGCAATCGCTGTCTTGCTGCGACTTGCTGATCATATGTTGATGCTAAATTTTCAACCTCTTTTTGGCGATCACTTAAATATTTTGATGCCATTGCATCTGATGCTGCCAAATCCTCTTTCGCAACCCTATCCTTTTCGGCTTGCAATCGCTTTGAATAATCCTGATAAAATTCGAAATCATCTTTGTATAATTCGATATTTGGATCTTTTGCCGCTTTTGCTCCTTTTTTTGCTTTCTTACCACCTAATGCGCCCGAAATTCTTTGTTGCTCTTTTAATGCCGCTGCATCAGCAATTTTTGTGGCTGCTGCATCCGCAATTGCTTTCTTTTCAATTCCGGCAATTAACGCATTGTTTTGAGTCAATAATTTTTGCTGTGCTGCAATTTGAATATCATATGATTCTTTTGATATTCCCTGTGCCGTATTCATCCCGGTAATCGGGCCACCTGCCATTGCCTTTTGCTTTTTAAGCAATTCAATGGATGCTAATATTTGTTTGTTTTTTTCTCGAATCGCATTTGCATCCTTTTTTTCTTGCTCTGTTAGCTTATTATCAGGATTCATTGCCTTTGCATAATCGTATGCAGATGTTGCCGCCAATCCCAATAATGTTGCTAATCCTGCAATTCCACCGGCTGTTTTTAATGTTAAATTAAATTTAACCGCTGCTGCTGTCATTAAATTGAATCCCTCAATTACTTTCGGAACAATTGTACCTACCAAAAACAACAATGGCCCTGTTGCTGCCGCAATTAATCCCAATGCAACCACAAATCCTTTTGTGCCTTCACTTGCACCGGAAAATCCTGTAATCATTCCATTTGCTGCCTTTGTAATTGATGTAACTGCCGGCAACATAACCTGACCAATTTCAGCACTCAATTGTTTCATTCCTTCCCCAAACATACGCATCTGATTGGCTGCGTTTTCGTTTGTTCTGGCAAAATCACCCTGTGCATTCTTTGTCACCGACATCACATATTGATAACGCAACATCACCTTTTCTGCCTGTGACATTGTATCGTATTGCTTTGTGATGCCCTGTGAAAACGCATATGCTTTCACGTTGGCTTCGGTCATTACAATACCCAATCGTTTCAATGATTCTGTTTCACCGGTAAAAATTCCGTTTAATGCTGTTTGTGCAACATCAATTCGAATATTTTTAAAGGATGCCATATCACCGGCCAATCCAACTAATGATGTGGACAATTTGGATGCCTCACCAACACCCAATCCCATTGATGTTGCCATATCCCCGAAATTGGATGCCATATCCAATGCCGTACCTGATGCAATACCGTATGATTTTAAAGATGTTTTTGCAAATTCGGTGACTGATCCTGATGCGCTTTTAAATGACACATCAACTTTGTTCAATGATTCATTGAAATCGGATGCCATTTTAATTGATGCAGCACCTGCCGCCAATAATGGCGCAGTCACATATGTGGACATTGTTTTGCCCAATTCTGCTGCTTGCTTTGAAAATTTAACCAATGATTTTTGCGCATTCGATAATGCCAAATCAAAATCGGTTGCGTCACCGGTTATTCGTACTTTTAGTTCCTCTGCCATAATGTAAAGTTAAAAAAAAAGCCAACCCATTATTTGGATTGACTTTTTTCAATTTGTTCTAAAAATGCTTTGAATTGTTCCGGTGTTGATTTCGGTTTGCCTTTCTCCAAATACACATCCTGTGGCAACGAGAATAATTTATCAGGTGAAATCACCTGTGATTTTTTGGTGGCATTCGAATTGACAATCATTGTGGAAATGAAACGTGCCATCTCCCAATTCAAATTCACGTTCACACTCCAACTCTCCCCCAACAACGCATTTTCTTTCCAAGTATTGCGCCAAAACTGATCCGGTGAAATACCTGCCTGACCTATATAAAAATCAAGCATTCTGTCCCACGTTAGGG